TTTTCATTTATAATTATTTTAATAGTCGGCAAAAATTTTTCGCCGATTAATCAAAATTATCTCTTTGTAAGTTCTAACTGACCAATTCTTTTCCTAAGTATTCTACATAATGTGTCCTTATTTGCTAACTGATTAGCGGTCTGAAGCGCATATTTCAAAAGTTTTAAATCAGTAATTTTAGGTAATTTTTCACGAGCGTCTCTAACAGACAAATTAGCAATATCATCTACTGTTTGTTCTTTTTTAACATGCGGCACAACTAATTCTTCAGCAACATTAGACTTTTTTTCTAATTCTTTAACTTTCTTTTCAACTCCCTTTTTTTCTTCATCATAAATGACTTGCCACACATTAGTATCTCTCAATTTAATTTGTTTAAGCCATTCAACAAAAGGCTTACCCTTTTTTAAATCATGTTTCTCACCATATTGCTCATATAAATCATCCAAACCAACAGTCTTGCCTGGACCTATCTCCCTTTTCATTGCATGTCTCCATAAATGAGTCTTATTTTTAACATAACCATTCATAACCTTTTCCTCCATTTTATTTTTATTTGTTTTCCTTATCCGGAAATTTTCATCCCCGCAAAAAATAACGCCAGCAACAAAGGTAATGCATTTATATTATCATACTTGCACAAAAAGCTACCCTCCATACTGACGTATAATTTGTTAATTCAATTAATTCATTAAATTCTTGAAATTCGTGGAAAACCTCGGCTGGTTTAAAAAGATAAATAAAGATGTTTTTACTTTTTTGTTATTTCATATAAATAAGTTATATGCCCTGTATCCCAAATTCTATCGTAACCCTGAGCTTGTCTAAGTTCCCATTCAGTTAAACCAGTTAAACGTTCTTCCGGTGTTTTTCTTAGCCCCTGATTGCGGTATCTCATACCGCCTTTAATATAATGAGGAGTATACTTAGTATAACTAATTTTCTTAAAACCTAATATCTCATAGACAGGATTAAAAGGATTAGAGTAACGAGTATCACAATAAGATTTAATGTGGGTAAAACCTTCATCTAAAGCATATTTTTTCGCGCGACTAAAAAGTTTCCCAGCCCCACCAACAATACTTACTCCTAATAAAGAAGCAAATCTTTTTAATTCTAAAATACGTGCATCAGGATTATATTTTAATTTACCAGCATGCATTCTTGAAATAGAACCTACAGTTAAAACCTGTATTAATTCATCTTTATAAAATAGACCCCACCTCTTTTTTGATCCACTTGCACCTTGTATATGGTTATTTTCAAAAAATTTATTAGCTAATTTACTATCTAATTCTTTAACTTCACATTTTCTAGCATATATTTTACTTGATGTCAAATTCAAAGCTTGTAATATTCTTGAAATTACTACATCAAATTTATCTCTTATTTCATCTTCAAAAATAGTAATCAGACGAATATTTTTATCATAACATTTGATCATTTTATCATAATGATAACTTTTCTTTTTGCCGCCAGAAATTTCACTATGCCAATATAAACCACAAACTTCGATCCCAAGTTTATAATCAGGAAAATATAAATCAAGTTCTAAAGGCGGTATTTGAGTTCTATCATTATGAATAAATTTTGTATCTGGATAATTCTCTACAAAATAATCTACTAATTTCTGTTCTGGCTTAGATGTATAATTATTTTCCAAATAACAATGTAAACATCTAGCACCATTATCCTTAAAATTATGAAAATTAGTTTTCCATTTGTGACCATTTGGACACATTAGTAATATATGTGACTTATTATCTTTATATGTCTCAGAAATAAGTTCATAACCAAACATATTTACATATTCGCCAACACTTTTTATAGTGTGTTTAAAAATTCCTCTAGGGGTATATGAAATATCTGTACTATGTTTTTCTCTATACCTCAGTCCAGCTCTATATCTACATATTTCCTTATTATTATTATAATATTTTTTAGATCTAATACGCTCAGATTCTATATTACGTTTACTTTGAATTCTATAATTTTTACGTTGTAATCTTATCTTTTCACATTCTTCAGATCCACAGTATTTTTTCTTATTATAATAAGTAGTAAACTTTTTACCACATGCTTTACAATATCTAATATATTCTTTATATCTATATTTATTTCTACATCTTTTTCTATCTCTTATTCTATCAACAATCTTTCTACCCTCATCTTTACAATTTATACAATATTTTTGATTAGGACTAGTAGGATCAAATCTTTCACCACAAATATTACATGTTTTCTGCTCATATTTCATTATAACAAAACCTCCAAAATCTACTTCTACTAATATTATAGAATATTTTTTTGATTTTGCTAGACTGAAATTAAAAAAAATAATCCGAAAAAACCATGTTTTTATTATACCTACCACAAAAAAGTGGTAGGTATAACTATTTGAAATTACTATTACAACGATCTATCAATAACACCTAAACCCAACATTCTACTATCCAGACATGCAAATCCAACTTCTTCCCAACCAAAAAATCCTTGTTTTTGGACTCTAAGAAGAGTTGGATCATCATGTGCTTCGTAGTCTTTACGAATAGGCATAACAAGAGAATCATTAACACTAAGATCAAAACCAATTATTTGAGTTTCACCAAGACTACTTACTGTGCCATCAGCACTAGTAACATTAGCGTTATCTAAAGTGTACTGATTATATAAATCACCAGCATCAGCTATAAACTTACCATAAGCTGAACTATTACTATTAATATTATACAAACCAGTTGCACCTAAATGCTGAAGCTCATGAAGTGTTACATTCCAAATACTTCCCATACCAGCGGCCTGGAAAATTTCTCTCCGCGTAACTGGATCAATATCAGTATCAGTCCACTCACGAATATCAGCTGCATCTTCAGGAGAAACATAAAGATCAGTAAGTGTACGACCTATTCTCTTGAATCCAACAATCATCTTGTTAATAAGTTCTTTTGACAGATACCCAGCACCTGTAGATGCGGGATTAATTTCATAAATTGGTGCAGGACGTGAACCAAGCAACCCCTTACCAGAAAATGCAGAAGTAGCAGCAGGAAGAATAATCCTCCAACCACTTTCTTCTTCCATATCAGCTAATGCTTTAGCAGCTTTTTCAGCAGCCCTCTGAGGAATATCAATTCTCGAATCTCTCGCGTACGTTATTTTCCAGTCTCCTGAAGTATCTAACGTAAACGTAGGTACATATACTTCCTCACCAATACCTTCAATAAAATTCTGAGCTACATCAATCTGTTACTTTAATGACCCGAATTTTTTTCGGGCGGGGAAGCTCTTCATCTTCCCTCTATATGTCTCCATATAGTTCAGACTATATCATCATCCACATAGGATGTTCAACGTTTAGTCGTTGGGGGCTTCAACTATTTACTTAAGACGTTTAGGTATATCTTTAGATATATCATTGTGACTACTGTTCAATTTTCTAAGCTCAATTGCTATCGCTATATCCCTATCAGTAACAGGAGTACCACGATTAACTGTCATTCTATTATTAATATATTCTAATAATAATTCAGCTTGCTTTTTCTTTGCTATTTCATATTTGGCTATAGTTGGCAAAGATTTATACAATCTTTTAACTCCCCTCAAAGATATTTGATATCCCATTTTACCTGTTTTTCTTGGTTTAGGTAAAATATAAGCTCCAACTTTAAACCATTCTTTTATAATCCTAACACAATTAGCAGCAAGCTCCTCATTATCGTTAGATATATCTATAGAAGGAAAAAAATAAAGTGTCCCACTTCTATAATGGTATTGCTTAGATAAAACATAGGAACCGTCACTGTTTATAACTCCTATTAACCATCCTAAATCAAATAGTTGGTTGCCACCTGGTTGTCTCATATCAGTCATATTTTTACCTTAGTAGTAATAACTGCCTAGCAAGATTTTCCAGCGTTACAGTTAAATTTTCATTATTGTGTTACCACAATAAGGGTCAATGTCTTAACCAAGACCAGGAAGTACCCAAACCGGTATCTCGAAATCTTCTGCTACCGGATAAGACGCTTGGGCCCCCGGGCCTAATCTTTCTACTGCGAATAAACTTCGCATAATAGAATCTAGCTCAAGTTTCTGAAGGATTGGAGTAGTTAGAGCAGCA